TACTTGCAGCGCTACAAGAACCCGACAGGGTTTTGACGAGATAGTACGGATAGCCTGATATAACGACAGATAACGCATCCGTGCCTGATTGGTGCGTCATAACGTCTTGCACGACCAGTGATACGCGCCCCCATGCGCCTGTCAGCATGTTGTAGACGATTGCAGTATCAAAAAATCCTGACGCGGCTGTTTTTGAGGAGTACCAAAACCACACATGATCATCGTTTCGGTCATGAACCGCCACGATGTTTTTTAGTCTTGCCGAGTCTGCGTCCTTAAAAAACCAGCGCTTGATGTTACCGCCAATCGAGCGCGGGTAGCTGCCGTCAAACGCGTACAAGTCATCAGCGCCCACAAAGTAGTGGACGCCACCCACATTGACCACGGCATCTTGACCAGCACAACCCACGTTTGTGGCGACTTGTGACCACTGCCAGATAATATCCCCGCCCACATATAGCCCATAGTACATAGAGCGTTTTTTGTAAGCGATGATGCCGTCATTGATGCGTCGCGCTGCTGTAATCTCGCCTGCACTGTCGAGCAATCGCCCATTGGCGGCCTGCGTTGTTGCGGATGGCGTCCAGCTTAGGTAATTGCCGAGTGCGCAACTATGCCAGCCGTCCGGCGATGTTGTGCTACCGTAGGTTGTGCCAAATGCCAGCACGAACAGGCCGACCGACTCGACAATGCGGGCTTTTGGAGCGCCAGAAATTGGCGAAAAATAACCGCCAGTTGATGCCGCCAGCCCAACGCCATCACTGCCATTGCATACCAGCACGGCATTGCCAAACGATGTAAAAACAATGCGCCCCGTGCCTGTTGCGTAGCCCGACCCAACCAAATTCAGACCCGCTCCGTTAAGCTCAAACAGATAATTGCCCTGCCCTGCATACGTTTTTGTGCCTGCCAGCGTCTCAATCGTCGCACATCCCCGGCTTGCGCCATCCAAAAACCAAATCGTGTTGACAGGCGTCGGAGCGCCGATCATGCCCCGCGTTGTCGGCAGGGCGTTAGTGACCGATTGCAGTATCCCCGGAGTGGTCGGGTCTAGATCGGGTGCGAATCCTTGTAGTCTTATCATGCTGACCCCGTATATGTGTAGTATTTTTTCTGCCACGCGCCAGCAATTTGTGCCCATAGCGTCACGTGGATTGTGCCTGATGTCGGCAGGCCGGATACCGATCTGCTCAGCGTTGCCGTTGATAATAACCCGCTGTCATGATAGTCTCTGCCGCCAACCGTAGAGTCTGCATATAGCCGCCATTGCTCCACCGTCCCCGTCTCCGAGCCTGCCGTCCAGTTAAAAACGGCTGACCCGCCGTAAATGACGGCGTTGTTTGCCGGGCTGTAGAGCCGATAAGCCCCAGTCGACAAATCTTCGCCGGACAGGATGATAGGGTAGAGTGACGGCCTCATGCTGCGGTATCCCCCTGTAGCAAAAACTCAGTTGCAGTTGTCAGGATTATGGCTGCCGTTGCGTATTGCCCTGCCGTTTTTGTGTGGCCCTGTCGATTGCGCCGCGTCATGCCAGCACCTGCGCCAACAGTGACGGCTCCTGCGCCGAGTTGCTGGATGGATGCGTGGAATCCTGCGCCCAGACCCGTTGGGATGGTCACTGTTATTGCTGACGCGTTATTGCACGTAATCAGCTTGCCTATGTCGCCAGCCACAACAGTATACGCTGTGCCGGTTTGTGCGTTGATAGTCATCGCGGTTTGGTTGCCGTTTGCGCCAGCCGAACCCGTTGCACCTGTTGCGCCAGTATCGCCTTGCAACTTGCCCAAATTAACCCATGCTGACCCGGTATATGTCACAACATCCCCGGTTTGTGCTGCCGTCGTGTCGGGTCGTGCCGGTGCGCCCGTTGCTACAAGTAGCTGCCATGATTTTCCAGCGGCTGGCGTTGTGCCGGTGATTGCGCTCCAGTTTTGTTGCCCACTGATGACTACCGCGCTGCCGGTGTCGCCTGTAGCGCCTGTAGCGCCAGTAGCACCCGTAGCACCCGTTGCGCCTGTAGCGCCTGTAGCGCCTGTAGCGCCTGTAGCGCCAGTAGCACCCGTAGCACCCGTTGCGCCTGTAGCGCCTGTAGCGCCAGTTGCTCCTGTTGCGCCGGTTGCACCCGTAGCACCCGTTGCGCCTTTAGCGCCTGTAGCGCCAGTTGCTCCTGTTGCGCCGGTTGCACCCGTTGCGCCCTGATACGGACTACCTGTCCAAATCCCGTTAGCCATTGCGCATACTCCACGTGTCGCTATCAAGCATCCCGATATAAAGCGGGTCGGGACTATCGGCAATATCACCGTGCCGCTTGGATTTAATCAGCTTGTCCATGGCGTCCTGATAGATTTGAGCATACTCGGTAACGCGGCTATCGTCATGCAAATAGCCGACCGCGTGAGCGAGTGTGCCATATTGATAAAGTGCGGGGGCTGTTAAAAGTATCCAGTTTGTTGCCGCATCAGATGGAGCGCCCCCGGCAAGTGACGGGCTAATAATCGGGGTGTGTAGCACGTCAATTGTATACGCAGCGTCAGGAGTCGGATAAAACCTCAGCTTACTATTACCCTCAAAACACAGCATGTCAGGCTGCCCACTATTGCCACTATTGGGGCGTATCATCCCCGGCGTGACAATGCGTAATGGCAATCCTGCAATAGACGCCCCATGTAGGCGATACATGCCGACAACATCCACAAGTGGATTATCAATGGCTGTCGTAGCAGTCGCCCACTCATAAAGCGCTGGCTGCTTTGCCATCTGCATTTGCATGTCAGACTCAGCCAGCGCGATAAAATTAGGGATTACTGACGTTAGGTCTGAGCGCTGCAAGTGCAGGGCAATCCACGCTTTTAAATCGGCGTATGTCATCAGATGCGCCCCGGCTTAGTGCGCATAAAGGCGTTGTCCTTGTCATTTAAAAAGCGACGTAACGCGGCCTCATCGCCCATTAGGTCATTGCCTAGTTTGCGCTGCTGCTCAATAACAATCAGCGGGATACGGGCAACGTGGTTAAACTGTTGATTAAACCGGCGGTCGTCGTGGTCAAAGGCGCGTTTGTTGGCCTCGAGAATCGGCTCGACATCCTGCACTGTTTGGATGTGCAGTCTGTCGGCTGATTCGTCATAGTGCAGTGTCGTTTTCATCTTTAATCCCCCAAATGGATTTTAACAGCGCCCGCGTCTTGCAGCTTTTTAGCCATTTCGATGGGCAGGGACACAGGTTCGGGCGACGGGTCAATCATGCCGCTTTCGCCACCAATGGGGCGTAAAACGATTACATCAACGCGCTTTAGTTTAGCTGGCTTGGCTTCTGTTTGTTCGGTCATTGTTCTATTCCTGTTGCCCGCCATGTTTAAGGCGGGCATTTGTGGTTAACCGTTGGTGTCGGCAATCAGTGCGTGGGCGAGTGGAGCTGATACCTTGAGCGTGCCCTCCCAGATGATTTGCTTTTTGTGGCTGTCGCCTGTCTTTGCCAAATCTGTTGTCATGACGGGTCGAAGCTCAGAAAATTCCAGATATTCCGGGTCGATTGCCAGCACGTTGTCTCCTACCAACTGTCGGGATGGCACTACCTTGAGCGTGTGGAAATCACCCACATAAACATCAATGGAGTTGACCAGCTTTTTGTCCTCGGTTGTCACGTAGCGAGTAGCGCCGCCGGTAAACGTGCTGATAACGCCCTTATTGGTAGGGCTTACCATCAGCATGGTCGGGTTGCCGCCATTGGTGTAGGCAGATTGCAAAACAGATGTCAGCATAGCCTCAGTCAAATCACGGTCAGTACCGGCAGTCATCACCGCGCCATTGCCAGCGGATACCGCGCCACCAACGCCAACTGAGGCGTTACCAGTCAGGTAGGTGTAAATACTGCCCATCTTACGCGCCGTGGTGTCATTGCCTGCCACTTTCGCTACGCCGATAGCTGCACCGCCGATCATGGCGTATTCGAGGTCGAGCTTGATTTCTTTCAGCCGACGCGCCATCTGATAAGCCATTTCCTTTTTACGGCCTGCCGGGTTCATCCCGTCCTCCTGCGTGCCGGTGATGACCGCCGTCTTTTTAAGGATTTGCGTATAGTTTCCGATACGGACGGTGGCAGCGGGGGCGCTTGCTGTGGTGTCATCACCTTCGATATGGGCATTGGCTGCTGCGCTTGCCAGCACATCGGTTTGCCATTCGTGATTGGTGTGGCTTGCTTTGCCCTTTTTGATTGCCGTCAAAAACGGGGTATCCGACGGGGATACGTCATAGATCATATCGGAGAGGTCTTCGCGATTGCCGACGGCATCGTAAGAAGAGAATGCACCTGTAGGTTGTGCCATGTTAAATTTTCCTTACATTCGGTCAAGTAATAATGCGGCAACGCTGTCAGTATTTCCGCCCATTTTGCGCAAGGTTGCGCGGGCTTCGGTCGACTGTTTGCGTGCTGCTTCCGCTTTTGTTTGCACTGCACCCGGCTTGAGTACCGGCTTCACCACTTTCTTAAGCTGCTTTGCTGTCACATCTGCGCCTTTAGCCGCCTTGCGGTAGGCCATCGCATCACGGATAAGCAGCAGCGCCTTGTGGTTGCCAATGCTGCCGATTTCTTCCGGCGTAAATCCTGATTCGCGTAAAAACGTCACGATTTCGGCTTTACCGGCCTCGGCCTTGGCTTCGTCTTTCCATTCCGGCACGGCTTCGAGCAATGCGGTTTTCTCGGCTTCAAGGTGTGCTTCGTATGCTTGCGCCTGCTTTGCCTGTGCGTCTGCGTCATACTGCCCGGTAATCGAGAGCGCCTGTTCTTTCATGCCTTCGATTTGCCGCGCCCGCTGACTGTAGTCTAGTTGCGCCGCCGAGTATTCCGCCGGGTTTTCGCGCCTGAGCCGCTGCCAGTCAATTGACTGGTACTCACCAATCAGTTGCTGTTCCGCCGTTTGGAGCAAAAACGCTGCTTGTTGTGCCTGCTGTGCGAGTGCTGTTTGTTGCTGGGCTGCTTGTGCTTCCAACGCCTTACGCTGGTCGGCAAGCTCCATGCTTTTGCGGGTTACATGACCTTCGAGTTGATAGCCCTTTACCAGCTCAGCAAGTGTCGCTTCTGATTCCTGCCCATCAATTTTGACCCGGATTTTCAGATTTCCATCATCGCTGACAGATACCTGAGATTGATCTAGCCCAAACATATTGGCAAGTTCAGAGGCGTCTAACTCCACTTGGTTGGGGGCGTCGTCCGCTGTCTCTTCCGCTGTGGCTTCTGGTTCGTCTTGATTTTCGCCGGTTGGCGCGTCTTCGGAGGGTGGCGCGTCGTCTGGCGTTGGGTCAAGGCGTTCGAGTAGCCGATCTTCAATGCTGACATCAGCGCCCAGTTGGGTGGCTTCTGTTGATTCAGTCATTAGTTTAGTCCTGTTGGTTATTTAATTCAATGTCTG